TGTTCCAGCACAGATTTGCAACGCGGGCAGAATACGATGCCTGGGTCGAAGAGCGGCGCAAGCTGTACTTCGGCTGATTGGAACTGGATCTACATGGCTGAAACCACAATGATGCCGTTTTACCGTTCATACCTCTTGAACGGGAAGACGGTTTACCTGGACAAAATCTCTGAGTTGTCTGACGACGAGATCAACCTGCTCAACATTGAAACGCTGGCTGCTTTGAACGAGGCGCGTCACTCCTATGACGCCATCGAAAATAAGCAATCAGAGGAAGGTGGGCACATGTACCGCCGGATTAAGGTTGCAGGTTATTTCCAGGCAGCAATCAAGCTCGAACTGGACACCTAATCGGGCTTTCCCCTACTACACTGCTCGCGTTCTAACCAATGAACATGCACATCCTTTCCGACTCTCAGCACTTGGAATTGACCCATGCGCTGAAGAAGATTGAGTCCATTCTCGACAGCTCCACCAGCGTGGTGCTCGATAACACTGCCCCAACGATCACCAAGTCCGCAGGGAAGTCTCAAGTAAAGACTCCTAAGTCCAGCCGCAAGGGACGGCGTGGGGTGGCGGTGCTGACTGATGCCAAGGTGCTGGAGATCAAGCGCCAGTTGGCTGTTGGGGGTAAGTCGGTGGCCAAGATCGCTAAGGACTTTGGCGTGCATGTCACCACCATCAACTGCATTAAGTGGGGCAAGACTTGGAAGCACGTCCAACTCAACCAGGAAATCGCCACCGTTGCCGAGTAATGGGCGTTCTTCCCGACTTCGAGATTGTTTGTCTCGCTAGGCGCGGAATGGTCCATCCTTACGATCCAGAGCTGGTTAATCCGGCCAGCCTGGACGTGAGGCTTGGCGAAAACCTGCTGATCGAGGACAAGCAAACCCCCGAGCTACAGCCGTTTTCCATTGCTGGGTACACGCAGGAAGAACCGTTCATGCTCCAGCCACATGAGTTCGTGTTGGCTGAAACGCTGGAACGTTTTGAGATTCCAAATGTTGTGGCCGGGCAGTTGGCTCTCAAATCGAGTCGTGCCCGAGAGGGCATCGAACATTTGATGGCTGGGTATGTGGACCCCGGTTATGCCGGGCGACTCACACTCGAACTGCAGAACGCCAGGTCTTTGCATCCGGTGCCGCTGTGGCCAGGGATGCGGATAGGACAGATTGTGTTCCACAAGATGTCACTCCTGCCAAACAAGGACTATTCACAGACCGGGCGCTACCAAGGCGACCAACAAGTTCAGGCTTCTAAGGGATGAACGATCCAGTAGACCATCCCTCGCATTACACAGCGGGGAAGATTGAGGTGATTGAGGTGCTCGAAGACTGGGTGAAGGCCGCGCCCGATCCTGTGCTTGGGGGCCTTCAATGGCAGGTTATCAAGTATCTCAGTCGTATGTGGTTGAAAAATGACCCATACGAAGATGCGCGTAAAGCGCAGTGGTACTTGACTCGCCTCATCAATCGGATGGCCACGGACGCCTACATCGAAAAATGAGGCACTGGTGGCGAGTCCTCGCTCTCGCTGTCGGAGAGAAAGCGCACCAGCACAATCGGATCGCTGATCAGGTTGCACTGGTGCGTCTTTTTATCCTCAGCGCCTACATGACCACAAACCTTTTCATTTGCTCTGGAGTTATTCGTCACTGGAATGACTGACAATTTTCAACTTGGGGGTGCCAGTTACCGCTCTCTTTGTTTTCAGCTTTTAGAAGAACTTGAAAAGCACGCTCATCCCACAAATCCTGTGGTTGTCAAAGCCCGCAATGTTTTGGCGCCACCGGCCAACGCTCGTCATTTCAAACGCGGGGAGCAAAACTTTGCAGCAATCTTGACTCCTGAGCTTGTTCGCAAAATGCGCCAGCTAAGGGATGAGGGCTGGACCTATCCGCAGTTGGCGAAGGAGTTCGATGTAGATCGCAAACATGCCTGGCGTATCTGTAACAGGGATTGCTGGGCTTGGGTTAAATGAACTGTCCCCACTGCGGCGCTGAAAGTAAGCGCACCCGTGTTGTGTTGACGCGCAACAACACAGACAGACAAAAGTTGCGGAAACGCAAGTGTCTTGCTTGCGAACAGTTCTTCTTTTCACTGGAGTCCATTGTTCCTAAATTTGCGATTCAGCACGCTCCACACTGGGGGCTTCGATTAACAAAAAATGCATCTGATGTTCACTTCTCATGACTCAAACCTCACTGAACATTAACGAGCGTATTTGCTACAGCTGCGGCAAGAACACTCGCAATCCCATCTACTGCCAGAAGTGTTACAACAAAACTCCAGCAGGGCGGGTGGAGATAAAACGCGAGGTGATGATGCGGAAGTATGCCCGCCTAGATGGTGGTGCCAGCTGCCGGAACTGTGTCCATTGGGAGAACAGGTGCATGTTGGGTATCCCCGAGGCTGGCTCGGTCTATGCGGAGGATTGCCCGGCACGGGAGTCCATTAGTGTGTTAGAGTAAGGATTCGGTTGCCTAACTTGGCGTGAACTTCTTACTCGGCCTGCAGCACCTCGACACCCTGCAGGATGCAGAGGTTGTCGCGTTTGACTGCGAGACCACCCAGCTCCAGCCGGCTGAGGGCAAGATGCGGTTGCTCCAGCTGGCTACCCACAATCGGTTACCCGTGGTGATCGACTGCTGGGACTTGGACGACGCAGGTTGGGACACGCTGCGCCAGTTCTTTTCTGAGTCGCGGAAGTGGGTTGCCCACAATGCGGTGTTTGACCTGGGGTGGCTGCAGGAGCACGGGATTTATCCGGGCGGGATGGTGTTTTGCACCATGCTGGCCAGCCGGGTTTTGACCAATGGCATGATCCTGCCGAAGCATCCGCACACGCTCCAGTCAGTCGTGAAGCGGTATCTCAAGGAAGATCTCAGTAAGGAAGAGCAGCGCAGCGATTGGTCAGCGGAACTGACCATGTCGCAGCTGGAGTACGGCGCCAATGACGTGCGCGTGCTGATGGAGCTTTACAGCCCGATCCAGCAGATGATGGCCACCGGCGGTCTGCACAAGGCTTGGATGCTGGAGTGCATTGCGCTGCCGGCGATGGCGTCGCTCTGGCGGAATGGTCTGCCGTTCGACAAAGAGTTGCTGCTCCAGCTGCAGGAGGATCTCGGTAAGGAGCAGGTCGAGCTGGGTGAGCGGTTCATCCAAGAATTAGATGAGGCGCTGCCCGAGGAGCACAAGTTGCCGCGTGATCCTGATGGGTCGCTGAATCTTCGGGCTAAGGCCGAGGGTCACGTGCGGTTGGGCACCAAGAAATTGGCCGGCTTCAATATCAACTCGCCGGCGCAGCTGCGGCAGAAATTTACGGTGATCCTGGGGCAAGTTCCAGTCAGCGAGAAGACCCAGAAGCCGAGCGTGGATCGGGTCACCATGCAGCAGTACGTGGCGGAGCATTCCGTTATTCGCACGTACCTGAAGTGGAAGAAGGTGGAGAAGCGGCGCCAGATGGTCGAGACGCTGATTAGTCATCTGGAGCCTGATGGCTACATCCGTGCCAGCTATATGCAGGCCGGGGCGGATACGTTTCGGATGAGTTGCCGCAATCCAAATCTTCAGCAGGTGCCCAGGGATCCACGGTTCAGGATCTGCGTTCAGGCTCCAGCTGGTTGGACGATGGTGGTGGCGGATTTCGCGCAGATGGAGCTGCGGTTGGCGGCTGCAGAAGCACAGGATGAACTAATGATTGGAGCCTTCCAAGAGGGGCTCGACCTGCATACGCTGACTGCGATGGAGATCTATGACGTGCCCGAGGAGGCTGTCACCAAGGAGCAGCGTCAGATCGCCAAGTCGGCCAATTTTGGACTCTTATATGGATCGGGCGCAAAGGGCCTGCGGCAGTACGCCGCTGGGATGGGTATCGAAATGGATCTGGATGAAGCACGGGAGGTCCGCGAAAAATTCCACGCTGCTTATGCGGGCATCAACGCATGGCAGCGTCGAGCTGCTCATGCGGCTGACACGACTAAGGGAATTGGTCAGGTCCGGGTCCGTGTTTCAAACCTCCGGCGGTTTCTTCCTGGCGACCACAACAAACTCACCACGCGCTGTAACACGCCGATACAAGCTGCTGGCGCGGCGGTTCTCAAGCGGACGCTGGGAATGCTCTGGCCGTTATTGCTCCAGGCCGGTGAGGATGAAGTTCGGCTGTCCGGGGTCGTGCACGACGAAATCATCCTCGTCGCTCGTGAACCAGTAGCCGAAAAATGGGCTGAAATTCTTCAGACCACTATGGAAAAGGCCGAGGCAGAGTGGCTAGGAGATGTTCCAGCGCTGGCAGAAGCTCATGTCGGAAGCAGTTGGCTCGACGCCAAATAATCCAATCAAGCTCACCCAATATCGAGTGACGCTTTACCCGAAACACGGGGCGACCGAGAACATCTACATGGAAGCCCCAGATGTCTACACCGCTCAGATGTATACCCGGCGGGTCTACCCCGACCACCGAATCTTGGCGATTAAACCCGTGATTGATTTAGTCGAAGAGCGAGTCCAATGAGTCGCACCGGCAGGGAGATGATGCTGGAGTGGTTGTATAAGGAGATTCGGCTGGCGAAGACGGCGGATCTCCAGCGGGCGGCGGCGTTTTTGGAGTGGGCTCGGGGTATCCGAAAAGGCTGCTCCAAGCAGAGGGGTGGGGCGAGGGTGGCTCAAGCCAATGCGTGGCGGAAAGGCGTGGACCGGGATGTGCGCTGGTAGGTCTACTGTGTCTCAGTATGCTATTGTGTAGGAGACTAGAGAACCAGCGATGCCCCTGAAGCACGGGTCAAAAATTTATTGCCAGCTGCTCCTGGATACCAATCGGTACAAGTTGGCGGAAAAGTTGGCCGAAGAAAGAGGCGTTCGAGTGACTGGGATGTTGCGTGAGTTCGTGTACTCGGCGCTTTCGCAGATCCAGCCGCAGGAATATGAGGCCGCCAAGGCTGCTGATGAGGAGGCCTGGAAAGAGTCGGTCCAGCGGCGGGTAGAGGGAAGGCAGCGCTCCAAGCAAGAAAAAAGTGAGTCAGATAAAGACGCATAAGACTCAGTCGCAGTAGTTCATAGTTTGGTCCAAGTCCGGTATAATCCTTAAGCTTACACAGTAAATTCAATTTCAAATGACGCGCTACGTCGTGATGGCTGGGGACCGTTGGGTCACTGCCATTTATGGGCCAGGGAAAGGTATTGGTGTCACCAGCAATAAGGAGGATGCCTCCAGCTGGCCGAACTATGAGCGGGCAGTGGTTGCGGCACGTGCTGCGGCAGATTGCACCCACAGCCCGGTGGCTGTTCACAGCGTTGAAGAACCTTCCTACCGAAAGTCATGAACAACGCAGTAATGCAGTGGAAAGAGGACTACGAAAAGTCCCAGCGTCTGGGGGAAGGTCGGTCTCGCACCAGTGCAGATAAATCTGAGCTGTTTGAGCTGATGATTTGGATTGGCGGGCAAGGTGCCATGCGGGATTTGATTCGGGCGGAGTCGCTCCAGCAGGCGATTCAGTTTGCCGAAAATCGTTATCCGAATTGCCGGGTGGATGTGCCACCGAAGGCGGCCAAGAAACCTAAGCTGGCTCGTTCGCACACCAGCCCCAGCCTGGTGGAAAGGCGACGCAAAAAAGCTGCTGAAGGGAAATGACTCCTCCGCCCAAGATCAACTTCACCAAGGCCGCTGCTGACATGGCGCGGGCTGACTACCTCGATGAGCTGTTCTTTAAGGATGGCCGCGATCAAATCAGCCATCCCATGCACGGCAC